AAAACTTCCATTTCCCAGCTTTTAGACTAAGAGCGGCAAGTATTCCTCCGATAGCTGCCATTGACCAAAGTAAATAAGAAGAATTAGATGCCAAAGTATCTGGATCAGCTCCAGAAAGAATCCTAAGCGCAATAGATACCAGAAGCATTGCGTTGGCAACTTCCATGAATGCTGTACCAAATCCTATAGCTTTAAACCCTGAAAACTTTAGATGCTTGAACTTGCCACTAAATACAGCTAACAGTCCAGCAATCTCGCCAATTGAAAGGAGAAGCCATTTTGAATTTTCAGAGAGTTTCTTCGGATCAGCGCCAGAAAGAATTCTTAACGCAACTGAGATCAATAAGAATGAGCCTGCAATCTCCAAGAATGCTGTGCCAATGTTTTTAAGACCTTGCGTCATTGCCGCAAACTTTCCTTTATCAGCAAGCTTCTTTAGTTTATCTATTAATCCATTATCACCAGTCAATGAGTCAGCTAATTGCTTAAATGGTTCAAGTATTGAAGGGGTAGCATCTTTCCTGCCGAAGAAAGCCGATGCAATCGATCCAAATATTCCGCCTTTTCCACTAGCTCCTTCTTTGATTAAGCCTGTGATTTTCTTAACATTAACTAAACTCTTTACAAGATTAATTACACCTGCAAGACCACCAGCTGTCATAGAAAGATGAAAGATCTTACTCAAAGAACCAACTACAGAGCTATCACCAGTTAACCATTTAAGACCTTTACCTACGAGCCCCAATCCTTTTCCGAGACCTTGCCATGCGAAACTTCCTAATTGCTTTATAACTCCAAGGATTCCTCCTCCGGACCTAAATGCATCGCCCATCGTCTTGAAGAAATCACCAATTCCTCCACCAACATCAGAAACGAAGCTCTTAATTTCATCGAAGAATCCTCCTAGTCCAGAATCCTTAATTGCAGAAGAAACTTGGTCTATCTTATCTGCCAACCATTCCAAACCTTTTGCTGCAATATCACAGGCCTTTGTAAATGGAGGGAGTATAAAATCTATAATCTTTTTGAAAAGATCATAGAATGTATTACCAGACCGAGTAGTTTCATCTGTCTGACCTACTAAACGACCAAGAGAGCTGAAAACATCTAATAAAGCATCAGCAACTCCTTCAAGAGGTGTAAACAATGGCTTAATAGCATCGAAGAAACCAGTAACAATGCCCTTTACAATACTAAACGCATGACCAACACCTTGAATGACGTCTACTAATTTCTCCATCCTCTTAGCTACTTTGATGTCATCCTCACTGCCCATAATAGAAACCAAACCAAGGTCGCTCATGCTATCTTTATTTGGAATATTTTTATACTTCTCGTATTGATCAAAGGCGTTGCTAATTCCATCTGTAAATTTCTTTATTCCATTTGTTATTCTTAACAATGGTGCAGCTTTATCGAGTTTATCCAGCTGACTGTACATCTCAGCTAACTGTTTGTTAGATTCGCCAAGTCCAATCCCTGCTCCAGATCTGAACTTCTCGATCTTATTAATTAGTTCGTCTCCTTCTTTGCTTAACCCTTTAAGATCTCGCAGCTGTTCGTCTCTAGACTTTTTAGGAATAATATTTGAACCAATGAGCTGTATGGCCTTTGTAAGATTTAAGAATATACCATTCGATCCTTCGATCATCTGGTCTCTTCCACCAAACGCTCTCCAAGCTTCAACTGCTGCTTGACGAGAATCGATGAACAAATAAGACAAATCGATAAGATTGTTTGAAAGATCTGTAAAGAATCTAGTTGATTCTTCTTGTCCGCCAAATATTGTCTCAAAGGTATTCATCCAACCTGTTGAAACAACGTCCTTGACAGCATTGATAACATCAGTTAAGGTTCTGGCTTCCTGGGCTGCTAAGAAAGCTTGCTTTGAGAATTCAGTAACTCCGCCTGTAAATTCATGGTTATTCCAATTAGCCTGAGTGACACCTTCGGAATATTCTTCAAGAACCTGATTAAGAACTTTTGTCGTAAGCCACTGACTCTTTAACGAATCACGAAAGCCACCAGTTTTCTTTATAGCATCCTTGGCAGCCTTCCCACCAGCTTCAATCAACTTATTTTGAATTTCTTGGGTTGACATGTTAGCCTGTTCCACCGACATCCAGTCCTGAGCCATAATGTAGCCACGACCATATGCCTGTGAAAGCTGATACATAACTCTTGAAGCTATCTGAGCGTTCTGACCAGATCTTGCTGCCCACAATGCAATACCTTCAACTTCTTTCTTAGAGTCTTCCAAAGATTCACCAGCAGAAGTAAATTTACCCATTGTCAAAACCATCTGATCGAACTCATATGAGGTTTCATCAGTAAACCAGTTCAAGTCTTCAAGCGTTTTGTTGACACTATCTACAGACTCACCAGTTGCGGTTGTGATGGTCTTAACAGCGGTCATCTTAGTACTATACTTATCAAGGCCTTCTCTAGCCGCATCGATACCAGTTATTAATCTTCCAAAACGGTTCGCTGTATCCAGGACAGAATTACTGATACGACTGAAAACATTTACTGCAAACACATCAAGAAAGGAAAACTTCTGTTGAACTTCATCAACACCTTTAGTGATCCCTTTAAAAGAAAGATTGGCAGCAGCGGTTGCAATATTTTTCAATCCCTGTGTTAATCCATTTTTCTTAATCGCATTATCTACGGAATTATTAAAATTGTCGAGAGAGTTAATGCTCTGCTTGATGCCGCGTTCAAATTGAGCATTATCGAATCTCATCTGCAAAACTGATTGCTCTATGTTGTTCATGAACTACTTCTAACCTCTCTCCATACTTCACTAGCCATATTTTCAAAAACGGGACGTATCGCAGGGTTTATGTAATCTATCCCCTGTACATACGCCCCAGTTCCTGTTCCGTGACCATATTGAATGATCATCGCAATGTTTACGCCTTTATTTATATTGCTGTTGTTCCAAGTAACTGTCCAACCAGCACTAGTTTTACTTATATCATAAGACCATGAAGCTGCAGTCTTACCTGTTCTCTTAGGAGTAGCCGATGCCAGAGCTTCAACACCTTGTTTACCACAGTCGTTCAATATTTTACGAATATCCAGATCGAGTGACCGTACCAGCATGCTCTTTGATCGCTCAAAGCGACCTTTCCTTGTCATTACTAACATCTAACTATCCTCCATTTTGAATTTAATGGTTGATCTTCCCTTTAGCAGCCATACGTCTAATGTATGCTTTGTTCTTTTCAGCTTGACTTGCTTGAAACTGTATAGCTTCTGAAGTGCTCATCTTCTTTGGATTATCTTTAGCCATGCAAACTCGTATCAGCATCATCAACTGGTTAAGGTGCCTATGTTCCCACTCTATAGGAATATTGCACTGAATCATACTCCAATAGATTGTTTCAGCTGTGTCTATTCCGCCGCTTCTTCTTGCTCCGCCACCTCTATATTCACTAACAGTAGTAGAGCTCATTGGATCATTGATGTAACTATTAATCCGAGTCATCTCTTTATCAGGAATGCCATAATAAATTTCAGGACTAATGTCGTTTTCGATTGTCATGCATCTGATGTAATCAAGCTGCTCGTTTAATGTTCGTGGGTTTGACCTGTCAAAAAACTTTTTTGGATGATGTCGAGCTTCCCACTTAGCTACAGAAACTAATGAATGCTCCAAAGTGATTGTTACATCGTGTGGAACTACAAAGAAACGTTGCGCTGCTTCGTTCCAGCCATCTTTAGTTTCTGGTATAGTGACAGTTAATAGTTCTCTTGGATCAAGCTGCTGGAGTTGTGTTACCATCGTCAGACGGTTTCGTTAAACCAGCAAGCTCTTTGTACTTAGTAATCTCTGGATCATCGCTGTTTTCAATAAGGTTCTTTGTCTCATCTGATAACTGCTTAGGAATAATAGAATTACAGAAATTTACTAAGTCTTTTGCATTAAAGAAAAGCTTCAAGAAAAGCTTGTTATATGCATCGGTATGATAAAACTGATCAGAAATCTGCGAACTTTTGTCGAAATTGATTCCATCGTCGGATTTTCTTCCATAAGATGTAAGAATAATCTTTCGAATCAATGGAACAATTTTAGTTGTGTCATGCTCGTTGATAATACGATCCAACCAAGCAAGATAGCCACCTTTCTTCGAATAGTTAAGCTCAAGTAACTCTGATTCGTTCAGATTGAAATAGAATTTATCTGTGTGCTTGCTACCATCGTAGCCATCATATGTAATTTCTTCGATATGCATAAATATTAATCTCCTAGTATTTTGAATTTATTCACGTAAAAAATAAAGGGAGGATTTTGATGTCGCTCCTCCCTTTGTGCCAATCAAAAGTTACTCTTATGCACTAACTTTCAAAAGTGTTGCCACTTCATCCGGAAGCGGGAGTGTAGGTTCTTCACTCTCAGTACCATAAATCTTATCTTCCAGAGCCTTGATCTTATCTGCTGTAAACTTGGTAGAATCGATCTCGAGATGAGAAGTCGGTTTGAAGCCTGTTACATTGATTGGAGTAGTTGAGAAGTCCCAACTCAATTCAACTGCTTCTGGTGAGTCGTTTACAGTCTTATACTCACGATTGGAAGGAGATGCTGTTGCACCATATACCAGATGAATCTTGTAACCATGATCCTGACCTTCAGTATCGTTACCAATCAGAGTTCTATAGCAGAAAGCAAATACTTTACGCTTCTGCTGAGAAATTGAAACGCCCGGTACAAGTTCTGATTCTCCATCGCATTCCTTCCACTCATTAGGAGCGTAATAAGCTGTAATTGTACCGCCAAACTTTTCTGCTCCACGCAGACCTAAATATTTAATGTTGTCGGCATAAAGTTCTGTCTCGTCTGCACCAGAACGTGTCTCTGTAACTCCTGTGAGTCCATCCCAAGCAACACCTTTGCCATAAGCATTCTTAGATGAATCCATTACGAAAAGAACTCCACGATCAACGCCTGTTTCAAATAAGTGCTTCGTGGTCTCGTCCCATACTAATCTAGTCATTTATAGTTGATTCCTTTCTTAGAAATATAGAATTAAAGTTGTGTGATGAAGATTGTCTGAAATGTAGTTACGATCGGAACTGCAATATGAAAAATGTTCGCATAATGCATTAACTATTGGACTATCTTCATCTCTATCAATTACCGTCAAATCGTACTGATCGAAAATTAAATATCTTCCATTGTTCGCATATCTGACATTCTGTCGAGCCAATGAGTACAGAATACATGGGTACTCCATATGGTTGTTTGAAGGAGCAACATAGTAAATATTCTCATCAAGCCCTAAAGACTTCATGACTCGTTTGAGCTCTTTATGCAGATCTTTACGAGGTCTTGCCATTGTAGAGTCCTCCTAAGGTCAATTCGATACGAGGGTATTCGATTGTTGCTTCCATTACCTTCCACGGTTTGCCAAAAACAGTTGCGTAAACAATGCTTGTATAGTTTTCAGTCATAAAAGAATCAGCAAGAATAGAAAGAGTATTATCCAGTCGAACATTATCATTAATCGAGTCAGTAGACTCTTCGGAACGTCTTCTGCGTTTGAGCATGTCACCATAATACTCTTTCACAACTTGCTTATCTCCATAGACCCCAGGACGATTCTCAGGATCTATTTCAACATTCTGTGTGGAGAAGCAAATTTTTCCATGCCATTTAGCCATTAAGTAAGTCCTCCACCAAATTTGCTATTATTTAATAGCTACTTCAGATCCAGCTCCAGTAGATGTTCCTGATCCAGCATATGGTACGTAACGACCCATCTGGTTAAGAATGTACTGAGACTGGTTGTAGTTGGAGATATTATTACGAGCTTCTGTTAACTCAAACTGTGCTCTTTCATACTTATCCTGGAGCATCTGAGTCTTGATACTGCAGCAGCACTCATCCATGTGAGAAGCCAGATTATCCAGCTTTGAAGCAAGCTGATTGGTCTGACCCATAATGGCAGTATTAAGCTGGTTAAATCCCTGAAGCATATTGACCTGATCTGCAGAGTGCATCTGAAGCATTGTGTTAGTCTGGCCGTTAACCAACTGAGCAGTTTCATAGTTGTTACGCTCGGAAGACATAGCAATGTTCTGAAGCTGCATCTGAGTCATATTGTTATTCAGACCATTAGTCAGCTGAGTCTCTGTTACTGGAGCTGGTCCAACAGGGCCACGATTTCCTCCCCATGCACCAAAGCCTCCCATCATGAAAAGCAGCAGTACAAACCACAGTACAGAGTTATCACCCCAACCATTCTTTCCGTTAGTAACAGCTGCTAAATCAGACAAATCGTAATTAGTTCCTTCCATAATTATTTAAATCTCCTTGATATATTTTCTTGATTAGTTTTCTTTTAGACGGAGTTGCAAACTGCACTAATCGATCAGTATGTCTCCAAGTTCTCAATTCATACGCTACACGCCTGTCGGCGGTAGGATTAAAACTTAATAAATAAATCAATCAATGATGACATAAGGCCGGACCCCACGCAAAGGAGACGACGCGTCGGTGCGGCCCGCATCACCACCGCCGCTCACATGAGCGAAGTCCGTCGAAGATGCAAAGTCCGACAACCAATAAGCACCAGATCTTGTATGAACTAAGTCCGGTCGAACTGCAAATAACGGTAACAATGTCTTTCTGTTTCCAGTCTGATACCCATCGCCATAAACGCCCTGTTTCCAAGGAGTATGGCCATAGACCATTGCCTGGTTTGGAATATTGATCTTAACATCAGTCCAAGCCCAAGAAGTTGCTACTCCATTACTGGCACCATTGCATAGCAATTCTCTATGAGATAAAATATGTGATCCAAATATATTACTAAAAATTGGTAATGCCAAATTTGGAAGAGTATCTGTCCACATCTTAGTACCGATGTAACCAGTTTCAGGAATCGTATTTGTATCCTGCATATACTTCGTAGTCTGTCCGTCAGCAGACAGAACCCCTGAATCTGGGATTACAAGTATATGGTTGGGAGGAGTTGAATTATCTCCGGACTGACCGAAATAATTAGCTCCTCCATTTCTATAAATTCTATTTCCGTTGCTCCAATAGTCCCCAAGCCAAATACCTGTAAATTTACCGGATTTAATGCTAGCGTATTGAGCATCGGTTGGAGCAGTACCTAAATTTTTACCTCTGTATATAGAGTTATGAAGACCGGCTCCGCCATCTGGATACTTAGCTTCAAGATACTCAAACGGATCACCAATATCAATGGAATATGTAGTGCCATTTGGAGTTTTTACATTACGTATAGTAGCCAATCAGATCACCTCTTTCCAAATGCCTGAAGCAGAGAGTTAACATCTATTCCATTCTGGCTTGCATAATTAATGGCTGCCTGCTGTGGATTATTACCATTTTGATTTACCAAAGCAAGTGCCTGTTGAACTGCAGGATTATTGACTGCCATGTTCTGAATGAACGCCATTGGATTAGGAGAATTGTTAATTGTCTGCATTAAATTACGAGCCTGAGCGACCTGATTAAGCTGCTGACTAATTGGAGAAGTGCTACCGACATTATTGTAAATTCTGTCTAGGTTTGTCATCTTTCAATACCGCCTTTTCCAATCTGCTCAATCTTTTATTTACATCACTCCATTTATCCCGTTCGGCCTGTACTTCATCAGGAACAACTGGACCCTGAAGCTTGTAAGACTCAACTGTTGCCAATCCTGTTGCATCTGTAACGACAACATAAACAATTCCTTTCTTGTTTATGTCTCTGAAAATGTAATCTGAATTGGGCTTCTTGGCAGCTGCTTTAGCACCTTCAACACCATTGACCGATAAAGTATGATCTTCACCCTGCGATGGCTGCAAATATCCATTCGGGTTGGCATTAAAATTAGAGTACTGCTGCCCATATGGGTCGTAGCCCCAATTGTAGTTGTTATATGGATTAAAATTGTTCATTTAATCTCCTACTTTATCTGAGAGATCTTATATGTAATCTTTCTCTCGTACTCATCCCATTTGCCCTTAAGATATGCATGAATCGCTTTGCAATTATCAGCATCTGTACTGATCTTAGCTATGCGGTTAGCAATAATCTCTCGTAAGTTATGTGAATGGGAAAGTTCCTGTTTAGCCATCTCACTAAACAGTTTCTTTTCGGTTGCATCGGATGAACCAAGAGCACAATCCGCGTAATTGTCAGCTCCAAGCAGCTCATCCATTACTTCATCGAAAAGTTTATCAAGATCTTTAGTCATAAATTGTTCCGTCCAACCTCCACTCCGAATCCACCTTATAAATAATTAATATTGTTAATTATTTAAATACAAATTAAGCGCCTGTTCCTGTAGATGCGCTATCCTCTACCGGTTCTTCAAGAACGATGAAGGAGTAAATAGAGATAGTCGCACCAGACAGACGTGTTTCGATCAGAGACTGATGCTGGTTGAAGTCGAGGTTGAAGTTTGTGAAGTGAGCAATCTGTCCACCCTTTGTGGAACCAACCTGATAGTCCTGCAGGTTACCAACGATAGCCAGCAGTCTATGCTTCTTACCTTTTGAGTCAGTTCTGATCTTATCATTGAACTGTTCAGCTGTATAAATGTTGCCTACATCCAGAGCTGCAGCCAGCTGAGATCTATTGTCATAGAGCCTACGACCATTGAAATCTCTAGCAAGCATCATCTGATTAGCCAGGTGCGGTGTGCAGAACATGTCAGATGTTCCATTACCATACCAATCCGTTTCACGTGCATGCAGCAGAGCTTCCAGAATTGCTTCAGCATAGATGTAGCTATCACCGAAATGAACTGACGTATCAGAACCCTGCAGTGCCTTCTTAGCAGCTGCGATATCAACATCAACATGCTTAACATACAGGTCATCATCTGTCCAAATAGGTCTGATGTGATCCGGGAAGATCTTGTCTGGAGAACTGTCATCACGACCATCACCAATCATGATAGCTGTAGCAACTTCTTCGTTCAGCTGAGGGCGATCGATCTCGTTGTACTGATAAGATACATAATCGAAATCAGTAATATCAGCCACATCATCGTTATTCAGGGAAGAACGAACATACACTGTCTGCGGATCGGTTGTACGTCTAATTAGGCTATACTTACCAGCAAGATCCTTCTTGGTTCCCTTCTTATAACCTTTAGCTCTGAGATCATCCAGCTTACGAATATCAACCTGAGTTGTACGAACTCTGGAATACGGAGCCTTCTTAACCTTGTTCAGAACTACTGTAACCCAGCCCTGGTCATTTCTAATAACCTGAGGCATTCCGTCCTTGGCTTCTTTGAAGTCAGGGAACATCAGTTCAAGAGAGTTCTTGCCATCATAGACGGCCTTGCTGTCATCGAAACCAGAAACTGCATCAGCAGAGTCTGCATGGGACAGTCCTCTTTCATTTTCCAGATAATTCTGCAATGCAGACTGGAAATCCATACCTGGCTGTTTGGCAAGTCCAATGATTTCGCCCTGGTCTGCATGAGAAATAAAATCAGAACCATACTCCTGGTCCTGATCAAATACGCTATGTTCTACCATTTCTTCATCCTCATCTTCTGTTTCTTTATCTTCGTCCTGATTTGCAGGATTCTTTTTCTTTTTGCCAGAGCGCTCATCTTCGATTGCCTGACCAACTAAAAAAGCGACGACATCTTTCTGTTCATCTGTCATCTCGTCATAAACGTCCTTAACTGTACGTTCCTTTGTGTCTTTCACGTTACTATCCTCTTTCTTTTCCTGATCTTCTTCATTCATAGTTTCTTCATCATCCTTATCAGCATGCTCAATAACTTCGCCAGCCTCATCACTAATGTTGTCCTCACCGAAATTGGAATAGATTACAGCGTCAGCATTATCAGTATCGCTATGCTCAAGGATCATTGCACCATCATTAGCTCCAGCAAGAACAACAGAAACTTCTCTGATACGTCCATGCATTACATTTTTTGCACTGTCCTGCTGAAGCTGATTGGCATAAATAGAAAGAGCCGTCACGTCGCCGTTATGCACAGCTTCCTTGACAGCCCTCGCCTTAGGTAAATTGTTTAATGTGCAATATGCATAAGTTCCTTTACCAGGAACATCTTCCAAGTAGGCATGACCTAGAACATTCTCTGGGTCATCGTGCATATGCATCCAAACCAACGGTACTTTTCGACCGTTATCATCTTTAAAAGCTCCTGGTTTAATAGTCCTACCATCACTACATTTAATGTTGCATTTGGTAGCCCAACCAGAAAAGTCGTATTTCTTGTTAGACATTAATATACTTCCTGATTTCCATTTTGAATTTCTTCCTCGTCGACTGGAGCGTCTTGGTCTACAGGCATCTCAGAATCTAATGGCTGATCTTGCCGAGGCATGTTAGGATTACTAAGACTATCAGCATTTTGATCCATGGATGGCTTCATGCCAAGGAAGCCTCTACCTTCGTTCGATGTGATGATTTCATTTCTTCTCAGCTTGTCGAAAGTTTCACCGACATTATTGATTGAAATGTATTTGAACGGCTGGTTCCAGAACATGATGTACTGGCCCTGCGTTCGTGCCGTTTTAGACAAGAACTTACGCACCATCTCATCTCGAATAGCAGTCATGATTGGCTCAATGGTTCTAATGTAAAAGTTCTGCATCACCTGAGGATTCGCAGTTCCTTTCATTACTTCATCGGTAATACCGAGCTGACCATAGTATTGTGTTGTCAAATACTCAATCTGTGACTGCAAATTGTTTTCAAGTGGTCTATTGAGCTGAACAACTTTCTCCTGTGAGTCTATATAACCGATTCCATATTTAGAATCTTTGAGCTGCATTTCGATCTCTTTATGCCTGTCTTCTGCTCTCTGCTTCATGATCGGAGATTTAAAAGAATACGGAACCTGAATGATAATATTCAACTTTCCAGACGTATTGTTGGCGTTAATCTTATCAAGCATGTTCTGTGTTCTAATTAGTCTTCGACCAGTTGAGTTAGGAGCATTCATGACAGGGTAAAGAGGATTCTCTACTATTGCTGCAAATTTTTTCTTAACTATTACGTCTTCGTTCTTGCCGGTGTCTTCATTGTAAAGTCTTACCTGAATTCTATCCGGATACCATTGAATGATCTTACCGGCTCGAAGTTCTTTAATCTGAACTGTTGGATTAGACTCGCTAATATCCCACTTGGTAGGAACAATTGCGATAGTTCCCTCATCTAAAAGATCAAGGACTGTATCTTGAATAAACTTTCGTCCAGACTGATCAATGTTAGCCTCAACGTTTAAACACTGGTTAAGAGAATCGTCTATAGTCTCTAGGTAGTTATGATTCTCATCTACTCTAACATGCTCAATCTTTAATGAGCTGCATTCAATTGCAATACGAGTAATGATCGAGTTGACGATTGACTGCTCGTTAGATGGGAGTAATACTACTCGATCTGGTTTGTAATAAGTACTGTAGCCTGAGTACGAGGAAGAATATCCATCCGTCGGGTCTCTATTAGAAAAAACGCTCCAAGCGTGCTGGAGCCTAGTTATAAAAGACATTATCTATGAGTACCCTCCATTATCTGTAATCTCTACGAGTATTCCTAGATTCATGGAAGTACTCACTCAAATATTCTTTTCCATATCTTCCATAATTACCGATAGCACTTAAGCCTGTCGATATCGAATCTTTAATTAAACGCTCGGCATTATAACGATGGTACATGCCTTCAGTTTCTTTATTTGTAAGATTACGAGCAGACTTAACAGATGTGCTGTCAGTATCGAAAACAATCATTGGTCGCTTGGCATGATAAGAACTATATGACTGATCGTTTAAGTCAACTAAGGCTCCATATCCTTTCTTCTTCAATGCACCATAGAACTTATCTTGTACATCGTTCTCATAGGATTCGTGATTGGTTAAAGAAAGATTAAGAGCTTTATATACAGTAGCTTTCTCTGAATCTGATAGTTTGCTTATATCTCTTTGCCTAAGAATATTTTTCGCTGTCTGGAATAGTGCAAGCTGGTTAGGACGTTTCATTTTCTTTTGAGAATCATCTAGCGATTTTAAAAGATTAGACTTGAATGTATCGTCTCTTAACAATCCAGCTGCAACGTTAGATGCATTTTTCGTCGAAGGAACTCTGATTCGTTTATTACTCTGCAAAGTCATCTGATAAACTTTCTGATTTTTAATTCCTTCTTTCGCTGCTCTACGCTGAAGATTACGTCCAAACAATGCGGCATATTCATTGGTGTCATGCTTTTTATAAGTTGCATAGTAAGCATGGTTTTTAAATTCTTTAGAAGTCTGAATTCGCTTAAACTCAGTACCGGCTTTTAAATAAGTATCTACTCTATTTTGACCTAAAAGTAAGGTAGAATTCAATTCGTTACGAATATCAGCTAATGTACGCTTACCATTGCTTTGAGCTTTACTTAAATACTTCCTACCTGTATTAACTGCTGAAGAAACTGACCAATTAGCTTTGGTTCGAGTTGAAGTATTCTTCTTAACTGGTTTAGAAGAATTAAGCTGTCTAGTTGAAGTATTCTTCTTAACTGGTTTAGAAGAATTAAGCTGCCTAATACCACCGTTATCACCAAGCCCAGAGCTCTTACCAAGCTTAGTACCAGTTTTTTTGGCATATGCTCTTTCTCTCGACGAATGAGCATTTTTTACGCTTAAAGGGTACGGAGGACCATTAACGGTTCCCCACTTCATTCCTAAGATTCCATGATGGACTAAATATTGGCAAGAACTATCATTTTGAATTCTGTAATACATAACTTAATTAGCATACCTATAAAGTTTTGAACTATACCCTTTAGAGTGCATGCCAATTGATCTGCCAACTTCTCTACCAATTGTTAATCCTGCATAGGTTCCTAGCAAATCTGATACAACCATTGCCCCAGTGTTAGACTCTAAAAAACTATATACCGCATTGGCTGCTTGCTCGCCAGCACTATAAGATCCAGGACCAAAGATACTATGGAGAGCTGCGCCACCTAATACAACTGAATCTTTAATAATATCTCTACCATATTTCCAACCAGCGTATGCACCGATGACAGATCCGACTCGTCCAGCTCTAGTAGCTCTAACCCTAGCTTGATGTATTCTTGTAGCTTCTTGGCTTCTAGCTCCGGAAATACTGTTTCCTTTATTCATCGATCGATTTATTCGTTTAACACCACCTTTACCATAAAGGGAACGATCTCTGTTACGCTGTTTAACAGAATAATTTTTGTTAATATTAGATCTAGCTATTCTTCTTTCTCCAATTCCATAATGCTGGCGACCAGCTGCAGTATAACTTCCATCGTAATTCTGCCAATTACGTCGTCCCCACTTCTGGCCTTTAACGCCATAATGTATTAAATATTCACTCATTCAAATAACTCCTTGTTTGCTTTATATGCAACATACGCATCGATCATTGCAGCTACGTTATCGATTTTCTGATCTCTTCTCTTTTTCATGAGCTTACGGTTACCATTTGTGTCTTCGATCGCTATGGAATTTTCCATAGAAAAAGACATAAGCTCTTCATCAAAGATCAGCATGTCCTCTTCAGCAAGTTTCTTAATTTCACCCAATGGTACGGACTCAGTCCTAGCACCCTGTATAACTTTCTCGACTCCAAACTGTCCATTCTCTGTCTCATAACGATTGACAAATTCCTTAGCATTGTATGGGTCATATCCAAAAGACAAAACATCATATTGAGAATCGATAATGTGTTTATCCAGGTCATCATAAACCTGCATCATATCCAAGTTAGTTCCTTCAAGAACTATCAAGGATCCCTCTTTCATAAACCTCTGATACTTGACTCTCATTGCTGATGCAAGCATTGTGTATGTGTAACTGGAAATGTAAGATCGAGTCTTGACTCCGAATGACCCATCCTTAAGAGGGAATAAGAATGTGAACGCACAGAAGTCATCACCCTGTGATAAGTCAGCTCCAAGTGAGCAAGGCATACCCCAGAAGTCTCTATGCCTGTGAGGTCTTGTCTCATCGAAAGTAAAGAAATAAGTATAACCTTCCATTGGTAAACCAAATCTTTTGGCAAGAATATCATTACGAGCAGATGGAACTTTTTCAGCTCTTTCTTTCTCTCTTTGATAGGTTTCCCAAGTTACAGTATGACCAATATTTGGATTAGCTTTGAGCCACATCCTTGGTTTAGCTACTTCCTTAATATCATCAAGCTTGTACCACCAGATTGAAACGAATGGATTGTAGTAATCTCCTTTTAGGATTGACATTAATTCCATTTTGATGTCGTCCCCTGGACCATTGCGAGCTGTTCCCTCCGAACTTGTTGCAACTATGATGT